GGAAGATTATATGGATGATCAGGAAAATGACGGATTCGAGGAGGCAGAAGATGCCTCAGAGAGCGAGGAAGAAGATGCAGAATAACAATGTAATAGCGAGAATTAAGAGCGGGGAAGTCCCGGAACAAAAATTCGAGGGAGAATGCTTGGTTGGAATTATCCTGAAATCAGCTGATAAAGACGGCAACAGAGAATCACATGCTATTTTAACAGGCCACGCCGATCAGAAAATGATTGTACAGGGATTAGCCGCAGAAGTAACGCACATACTCTCGCATATATCAAACGGAGATAAGGTTTTTGAATTGCTTCTCTTACATATGTTTCATGAAGAAATGAAATTGGCAATGACAGGAGAAACGGTACAGAAACGAGAATGCATTGATTATTTGAAGGGGGAACATCATGAGTAAAGTAAAAATCAACATCGTAGATCAGGACGGAAATAACCATAATCTTGAAAAAGATCTTCTCTTCGGATGCGCTATGGACAGTGCCGGTGAAGGGAAATGCCAGTGCATGAGCTTCTACGTCGGAGAAGGTGTGAAGAATATCACTGCATCAGGAGCAATCGCAGACGGAATTATAAAAACATTCCATGAAGTAGCAAAAGGAGATCAGAACGAAGAAGTTCAGATGCTCTGTAATGCATCCAATGTGATCAACATGAGAATCCATGAAATCTTAGGAGGAAAAGACAATGGCGGGAATTAGAGTAGAAAAGCAGGAGCTCCTGACGGTCCATGCTTCAGACGGATCAGAAGTGAAGACAGACGACCTGGTTATTATGAGAACGTACAGAGATGAAGATGTGCTCTGCAGATACAAAGGCGTAGAAGGTGGGTACCTGGTAACAGAGACCTATGGAGACGGCTCTGAAAAGAGATATCGCACAAACAGCATCAAAGAATGCAGCATCGTAGAATCAATCACTATCAAAGGAAAAGGAGAGAATGAATAATGGCAAACGAAGTAGCAGTGGTAAATAAATTTGACATCGTAACTGGATATGAGGATATGGACGCGGAACTCTTAGAGGAGCTCCAGGACGAAATGGAAGACCTGGACGAAGTGAAAGGTATCTCCTGCAAAAAAATCAAGATTCCTTCAGGAGGAGGAATCGCATTCGAGGTAGAGACGGACGATCCGGAAAGCCCGGACTCTATCAAGGAACTGGAGGCTGTCGTGATCTTCACTCACAGAATCAATTCATACTGGGCCGAGAGCTTCGGCGGTTCTGACAACAAAGCTCCGGATTGTAGCTCCTTTGATTCAAAGAAGGGCGTCGTATTCGATACAGGAGAAATCAGAGACTGTGACACATGCCCGTATAACGAATACGGAGAAAACGGAACCGGAAAGCCGTGTAAAAACATGAGAAGAATGTACCTTCTTCTTTCAGGAAAGCCTGGCGTATACCTTTTAAGCGTTCCACCGACATCCATCAAAGAAGTGAATAACCAGTTAGCAAGACTCATGGGAGGAAGCAAGATTCCATACAGCCGCATGGTCCTGAAATTCAAGCTGACAAAGGACAAGAATAAGAACGGAATCGTATACAGCAAGGTCGGCATTGAAAGAGTCGGCATGCTTCCGCAGGAATACTTCAAGACAACAGCAGCCATGAGAAAAGAGCTGAAGGAGAAATATAAAGAAGTTGTGATCACATCCGATGATTACACTACAGCTCCTGCGGATCCAGTTGTTGATAAAGAGGGATTCATGGACGTAGACGCAGCCGGTGACATTCCGGAAGAGTTACCATTCAACTAAATCAGGCGGGGAGGGAAACCTCCCCTGGAGGAGAACAGACATGAAGACTTACAAAGAATATGTAGAAAAGGGATTCGTCGGAGCTCCGGAGCTGTATCTGAAGAATGGAGATGAAATCGACATTGCACTGGCAGCAGAGCTGATCAGCGGGACCGACATGGACGTAGCCGATCTGGAAGCATGGGACGGAGGAATTCTTCAGAGTACACATCCGGCAGATATCATCGCCGGCCAGGGAACCTTTGACACGATCCACCGTATAAGCTGGATGAAGCCGTTTATTTACAGAGGCCAGTGCTTCGCTGGAGAGATGATAAATAAGAATCCGCAGCTGAGCCGATACGTGTACATCTGCAGCGCGTACAACGCAGAAACCGAAGAAGAGCGCACTGCGAATGCAGCACTTGCAGAAAAATACTGCAGATGCATCGTGAACGAAGGGAATATCCCGATTGCACCGCATATCTACTTTACAAAATTTATGGATGACGGAAACGAGGTAGAGCGGAGTCTGGGGCAGGAGATCGGTATTGAGCTGTTGAAGAAAGCAGACTCCATGATAGTCCTGATTAGGAATGAAAAGATCAGCGCAGGAATGGAAAGAGAAATCAAGTACGCCGCGAATAAACTCGGCATCCCGATTGATATAAATTATTTAGATAGAAAAGGAAGGTAACTGAATGAATACGGCAGAAGTTGATATCGATAGACTGGTAGACTATAAAAGCGAATACATGCAATACATAAAGAAAGCCAAGATCACCGGCGATCAGTTAATCGGACTCTGCCCGTTCCATGATGACAGAAATAACAGCTTTTCAGTAAACCTGAAGACCGGACAGTGGCACTGCTTCTCAGAGGATCGCGGCGGGAATTTTACACAATTCTACGCAGAGATCAACGGCCTGGATACCAAGGAAGCATATAAACAGATTCTTGAAAAATACGGAGTTGTCCAGGAAGAGAAGAAAGAGGAGCCGAAGCAGAATAAGAGTTACACGCTGGCACAGTATGCGTTTGAAAAGCGTCTGCCGGAAGACTGGCTCAAAGAAAGCTGCAGACTTTCCACAGTAAAAGGAAGAGACGGAAACACCTATATGAAGATCCCGTACTTTGATGAGAACGGCCAGGAGGCCACCTTCAGAAAGAGATTCGCAAATAAGGACTTTCGGTGGAAATATGGCTCTTCCGGAAAAATTGGACTGTATGGAGAGTGGCGACTGCCGCAGATTCGGCAAGCAGGATACGCGGCCATGGTGGAAGGAGAATCAGACAGCCAGAGCATGTGGTACATGGGAATCAGTACGCTGGGCGTACCGGGAGCTTCCATGTTCAAACCACATCAGGCAGGAATGCTCCAGGACTTAAAAGTCTACATCCACCAGGAGCCGGATAAGGGCGGTGAAACGTTCCTGAGAAAAATCATCGAGGGACTCAGAGAGGGCGGGTTTATTGGTAAGGTATACCGATGGAGCTGTAACCAGATCGGATGCAAGGATCCGTCCGCAGTCTACCTCAAATTCGGAAAAGAAGAAGCACAGAAAAAAATCATGCGCCTGATCGAAGGCGCTGAAGAAATTGACCTGGACGCACCGGAAGAAATACCGGAAGCAATCCAGGGAGCACCGGTAAATTTAAGACAGCCGGAAGGCTGGATATATTCAGACAAAGGAATCAGCCATATTGATGAAAAGAAATACACGCCGACGCTTATCTGCAGGACGCCGATCATACTGACACAGAGACTCAAGAGCCTGGAGACGGGAGAAGAGAAAATGGAGATTGCATTCAAAAGGGATGGAACATGGCATAAAGCAATATTCCCGCGTTCTACAATCTTCACGGCCAGAGGAATCACAGTCCTGGCCGATCTCGGATGCACAGTGACATCGGAAAATGCAAAAATGGTCGTCCGGTTCTTGTCGGCGCTCGAAGCGGAAAACATTGATGTAATCCAGAGGGCAGACGCCACGTCAACCTTCGGGTGGCAGCCAGGAAAGCGATTTATACCAGGAAGGGAACAAGGAATCGTATTAGATATTGATCCGAGTCAAAAAGGCATGGCGACAGCTTATTGTCAGATAGGCGAGGAATCCAAGTGGATCGAGACCATGAGGCCACACAGGGAAAGAGACAAGTTCAGATTCATACTGGCGGCCAGCTTTGCAGCCCCGCTCCTTCGGATCCTGAAACAGAGAATCTTCTTCGTGTACAACTGGGGTGGATCCAAGGGTGGAAAGACTGCAGCACTAAAAGCAGCACTGTCGGCCTGGGGAGATCCGGAACGATTGATGGTCAATTTCAATGCCACGCAGGTCGGCCTGGAGCGAACGGCCAGCTTTTATTGTGACCTCCCGCTCGGAATCGATGAAAGACAGTTAGCAGGACGGAATCAGGAAGGACTGGAAAAGACGGTTTACATGATCGCATCAGGAACTGGAAAGATCAGAGGAAGCAAGGGCGGCGGCCTGCAGGCAACCCACCAATGGAGAACTGTCGCACTGGCCACCGGAGAGGAGCCAATGAGCACAGAGACAACGCAGACCGGTGTCAGCACTCGTGTTCTGGAAATCTACGGTGGGCCATTTGACAGCGAAAAAGACGCCGGCAGAATGCATCAGGAAGCAGGAATGAACTGCGGATGGACAGGCCCGGCATTCGTCAACCGCCTGATCGGCCTAGATGAACGGCAAATCGTAGATAAATACGAAGAGATGCTGAAATACATCAGCCAGATCGCAGACGGAAAATCCGGAAGCCATGTGGCTGGAATCTCGGCGGTAGCATTAGCCGATTCCATGATAGATTCATGGTTTTTTACACAATCGAGTGAGGAAAATGTGGATAAATCCACAGAAAATGAGCTTGATGTGAGTAACTCTCTGGATATTCTGGATACCTCATGGGAAAGAGCGAAACAAATGGCAGCAGCTATCCTTCAGGAGCAGATGAATGCAGACGTCGGGGATGTGAATGAGAACGCGCTTCAGTTCGTAGTGGACTGGGTTCTCCAGAATCGGTTGTACTTCGGAGAAAAGGCAATCGGAACATGCCTGGGGAAATTTTCAGAATCAGGAAACACGGTGTACATATTCCCGTCAGCCTTGAATCAGGCTCTGACGAAAGCAGGATACAGTCCGAGAAAGACACTCAAGTACATGGCAGACAGAGGACTGATTGTAGCCACAGAGAGGAAAGACCACAAGGGCAAGACTTACCAGGTAGCGAAAAGATTTGATAACCGACTCTGCAAATTCGTACAATTCAGCATCGGAAAATTATCTGAAAAGGAAGATGCCGTGGACATTGATGACGAAGAAGAACAGCCGGCAGTTCCAGTTAAAAAAGACAGTGACGGATTCATGCCGGTTCAAGAGAGCTTCGACCTACCATTTAATTAAAAAGCGGGTGCAAAACATTCAAAATGTTACTCCTTTTTCACACTTTAAAAAAGGAGTAACGCTTGGAGTAACAAAAGGAGTAACACCGAAACCCGCAGAAATCAAGGCTTTGAGGGCACTTGTTACTCCTTTTACTCCTTTTTTAAGAAATATACAGTAAAATATTTTGAAATTTGTCACATGTTGCAGAAATTCTTGCATCGCATGACAAATTCTTAAAAAAAACGGTGTGTATTAAAAAAAAGGAGTAACAGGAGTAACATACCTCGGAACCCGCATAAAATAAGGCTTTTCTTGTTACTCCTAACTTTTTTCAGAAGGAGTAACATTCAGGAGACAAAATATGGACGAATACCGGAAAAACGTTGATATTCTGCGGAAAAACAGGGAAAACGTACCTCTTGCAGAATTAAAAACAAAATATGCGAAAGGATACCTGCAGATTTGCGAAAGGATCAGAGAACAAACAAAATGTGCAATTTCTGCAATGATCACCTGTGGGATGGTTGTTCTAAAGGAAGATCGGACAGAAGAGACGCCCAAAATCATAGCGGAAGTTCAGAGAATCGTTGATCAGGAAACAGAAGCAGGAACCATAAAAGAGATTAGTCGGTTGATCTTTTCAGAATTTGATGTAGACAAGGCAATGGACCTGGCTGCAGAGAAGCTGGCCATCCCAGCATTCGAGAAAGCATACGGTCCGTATTTCAAAAAAAAATGCAGACTGCAGGAAGGCAGATATGTCTGCGACCTGCTGCCAGGAATGACATGGAGCGAAGAATACGGAGTCTGGATATCCGATGACGGAATGAGTTTTACACTTATGCTGCCGCCGATCCAGAGTGACGGAAGGGAGAACATAGATGGCAATTAAGAAAATAATGGATAAAAACAGCAAAGACAGGAATCGGTGTATCCGGTGCGGAGCGCGCCTCCTGTCAAAGATTGAAGAGGGCCGGATCGTGAAATGCAGGAAATGCGGGTGCGGCCACCTGGTGCACTTCACAACAAACGGGAACCTGATCTTCACAGATGTGGATCGCAAATATTTATTTGAAAAGGAGAACGACGATGAACAATAAAGAGAGATTTGAAGAATTACTGAGCAAAGCATCAGAAAGACATGGATTTGATGGACTTATGAATTACATCCACAAGAGCGACTTCTATACAGCTCCGGCCAGTACGAAATTCCATCTTTCCTGTGAGGGAGGTCTTCTGCAGCATAGCCTGAATGTATATGATGCACTGATCGGGAAACTGCTGCCAGGAGAAAATGATACCTTCAGATACCAGGTACACGGAAAAGATGTGGCGACATTCAAAGGAGAGACGCTGGCCATCGTGGCGTTACTTCACGATCTGTGCAAAACGAATTTCTATGAAACAGAAATGAGAAATCAGAAAACCTACGATCCGGAGAAAGTAAAAGCTGCTGCAGCATGGCAGGTCAAGAAGGACAACGCCGGCCAGTTCATATGGGAATCCGTGCCGACCTATGTGGTTAATGATAAGAATCCATACGGCCACGGAGAAAAGTCAGTCATGATGATCGAGGAGTTCATGAAGCTCACAATGGAAGAACGCTACGCAATCCGGTGGCATATGGGAATGGGAGACTGCACGTACAATGAAGTCCAGGCATTCAACAAAAGCTGCGAGAAGTTCCCACTGGTTCTCCTGGTCCATATTGCTGATCAAGAAGCCTCGCACTTCATGGAAGACATCCAGGGAAACAGGGAACTATTTCAGGAACAGGAAATCCCGGCCGATGAGTTCCAGGAAGCCGAACCTGTATAGATCGGAGGAGAGAGATGGCGGCAAGAGTTATAATTGCTGTTTTGATCACAGTCTTTGCGGTTGGAATAACAGAGTTCCTGATAGCAATCTATATGATTGTCAAAAGCAAGGACTCTCCGGCCAGGCGAGAAGCAAGAGAGCTCGACGATATCGGTCAGATTGAATATCTGAAAGCATACATGGAGAAGCAGCAGGAAAAGGAGAGAAAACGACATGTTAGAAAATTACGAAAAAAATTTCGACGAAACCGCATTCGTGAAAAGTTTCATGGAATCACAGGGAATCACAAGGAAAAGCAAGGCGCTGGCAGAGCTCCGGAAGCGGATCAAGAGTGAAGGATACTATCAGACAAAGATCAAGACAGCACTGAAGAAGAAATACCCGAACGCATTCGTCCGAAAGATTAGCCAGGGAGCCTACAGTGAAGGTGGGACTCCAGATATCATGATGATCAAAGATGGCCATTACTTCGGATTTGAGGTCAAACGTCCGGTAGTAGGCGTTAGATCTAAGCTTCAGGAAAAGACTATTGAAGAAATCGAGGCGGCAGGCGGGACTGCTGCCTTCGTAACCTGGCCAGAGCAGGCAATCGAGGAGGTAGAACGGTATGAAAAAACAAAAAGATAGATATTTGATCAATAGAGTTATGTACAAGAATATCAAGAAATACGACCATCAGCAGATGGAAGAGTTTCTGACGGACGTATATAAGAACGGATACCAGGACGGAAGAGAGTCTGTGCCGGGAATTGAACTGGAAGACGTGAAGACAGCACTTCGAGGAACAAAGGGAATCGGACCGGTTGTATGGCAGCGCATCACAGAACGCCTGGCCGATCTTTTCAGAAAGGAGGAATCATAATGGTAAAGAAAAAGACGTGGCAGGAATTTAGAAAAACAGGACTTCTCTGGTTCATGAATACAATCCTTCATGCATTCGGATGGGCAATCGTCGTGGAAGTTGAAAGAGGAGAAATCACAGGAGCGTATCCAGCAAGGGTGCGCTTCAGAGGATTTGATGAGGTATCCAATACAACCGGATATCAGAATGTCGCACGATACATGAAAGAGGAAGCTGATCAATTGATTGAAGAGGCAGCTGATTCAGATAATGAAGAAGTAGAACTGAAGAAACCATTAACAATCGAAGAGCTCAGAACGATGAGCGGACAGCCAGTCTACTATCCGAAAGAAGACCTCTATGGAATCATTCGCTGTGATGATAAGGGAATGTACGAGGGGATTCCTTTCTTACTCGGCGTATACGGAGAAGGCGCCGGAGTACGGTTTGAATGGAACATCGTAGCAAGGAAAATGGAATTATATAGAATCGGAAAGGAAAATTATGCAGGAGAATAGATGTATCTGCTGCGGGGCAGTCATTCCGGAAGGAATGCAGGTATGCCCGGAATGCAGAGAAGAACAAGAGAAAAAATTACCAGGATACATCCTGCTCATACCTCAGAAAGAAGAGGAGGAAGAAGAAAAAATGCCATTTGTTTTATCACTTTTTACCGCAATCTTCAAATTTATAGTGATTAGCCTGGCGTGGATGGCGTTGGAAAAGAATTTCTACGGGGAAGTGCAGCCACGGATCGTCGATGATATCATCGGTCTGGTGTTATTTTTCTACATTTTGAAGGGAGAGATTCTATGAAGGCGATAACATTATGGCAGCCATGGGCAACGCTGCTCGCAGTCGGGTGTAAACACATGGAAACCAGAAGCTGGCCAACAAAATACCGAGGAGAAATCTTGATCCATGCATCAAAGAAGCCATACAGCCAAGTGCGAAAGATTCTGCCAACAAAGGACCGAAGATACATAGAAGATCTTCTTCAGATTAACCGTGTCAATGGTCAGGAGCACGTCCCAACAGGAGTAATCGTCGGAAAAGCAGTGCTGACAGGATGCACAAAGATCACGGAAACGTTCAGAAATGGACTGGCGAGCACCGTACCGGAAGAACTTATTCTCGGAGATTTTACGCCAGGAAGATATGCATGGATTATGGAAAACCCTGTGCTGTTTAAAGAACCGATTCCAGCCAAAGGAATGCAGGGCCTGTGGAATTACGATGGCGAGATCAAGGAGCTGGCAACGATGGGAAGTTATATGGAAATACTGAATCTTTCAGAAATGCTGGACGAAGACGGAATTCAATACGAAAAGGAAAGACTCTATGACGGCTGGCATATCGGAATCCCACACATATGGCCGGAACGTGAAAGAAAATACAGCATTATCGAGCATATATTGAGCTATGGACATCAGCACGATCTGGTAGAGCTTGCGAAATACGATGAAGACCAGGGTAAGCTGATCTACAACATCGGAAATCTTACCGCAAAAGTAGCAATGGAATACATAAAAGGAGAAATTCTGTAATGAAAATTGAAAAGATTCAAGAATATTCAGAGATATATCTACAGTCATATCTCTATACAATGGAGCAAACAAAGAACCAAGATCTAGCAGTAGCAGTAGCGATGGGCGTCCTCTGCTCAATCAGAACCCTTGACAATACACAGCAAAAAGAAGAGGTAAAAATGGTAAATCCATTAGAGGCATTTACAGCAGCAATCATGCAGGCAGCCGCAGAAAGAGATTCGCAAGGAGACGCAGATGAACAAAAACAGTAAAATCACAAAAATCAGAACACTTCCGGACGAGCTGAGACCAATTCTCAGCGTTCCAACTCCGCTCCTTTTAAAATCCCTGGAGAACACAGTCGCAGTTCTCCAGGCAAGAGGAGAAGACGTTGTGGACTGGGATGATAAGAGCCGGAGGCTCTGCCAGTTCAGGATAATCGGAGGCAAGGCTTACTTTTTAGCGGAGAAAAGAGAGGGCAAGTAACATGGAGACGGAGCAGATCAGGGACGAGGACGTCCTGAAGTGGATTCTCGGCCAGAGATTCCGCGCAGCACAAAAGAAGAAGGCTATCGAAATCAGAAAAAAGATGATCAGCGCGGAGCATGACGGAGTTGACGAACCGGCGGGAATTAAGGCCATGGTCGAAGAGATGAACGCGAGAATGAAAAGACAGCAGGCCAGAGTAGACCAGGCAATTCTCAGAGTCATGGATATCATCGAATATCTGCCGGAGGATTCATTGGAAAAAGAGATCTGCGAATACCGGCACATTGACATGATGAGCTGGAGACAGATAGAAATCGCAGTCCCGATGAGCCGCAGTCAGTGCAATAACCGGTATAACGAAGCCATCAGAATGCTCCTTCAGAATGCGAGAGTACGAGAAATCGCACGCGAAGAACGTGAGAAGTACGAAGAATATATCCAGCAAAAAAGCGAGGCAAAAAAATGGCGAAAAAAAATGGCCGAAAAAAAATCCGGAAAATAAAACCCGGAAAAAATTTACCGGAAAAAATCTCCGGAAAATTATGGGCCGAAAATTTACCGGCAAATTTATTCGAGAAGAAAAATCCGGAAAAGGAAAACGGGAATCAGGCAGGCCTTACACCGGAGGAATATCTGTGCCTTTTCAGAAGGGCATCTATGATAGCCGGAGAACATGACCAGAAAAGCTGCTGGGCATACATGGGCATGCTTGTGCAGGAGAGGCTAGAGGAGCTGGCACAGTACAGCCAGCCACCAGGAAGCCAGGACACCAGGGGCACAGGAGGCAGGGCACGCACATACACCAGGCCACAGGATAGGCAGGAGGCCACGCACAGCACAGCCAGCAGAGCGCGCACAGCAGCAGGCAGGCGGGGCAGCGCAAGGGCAAGGCAGCCCAGCCATCAGGCAGCAAGGATGCACAGAGGCACAGGAGGCCTGAGAGCCAACGTAAGCAAACATAAGACACCATAAGACATCAATGAGTGCTACTATAGACGCATGGCAAGGAGAGCAGAGAGAGAGCGGCACAGCCGCCTCGTGCTCATGTAGCTGAGCGGCCGGGTGGCACGCGATGAAAGCAGTCGTATCAATGAAAATACGGCTGCTTTTTTGTTTGTCAGTAGTGCACAAAGAGTAGGTACTACTTTTGTGCAATATTCACAGCGGGGCGAGGAAGG